AATTTAATAATTTTACATATAAAAATTTAAGTTTATATTTATAAAGATAATTCAAAATCATCTTTATTTTTTTGTTTTTTATAATGTTAATTAATATATTTTCGTTTCTTAATAATATCGCAACAACCATATTTATTATGATACCCACAATCGCCAAACCCTGATAAACTTCCATTTTGTCTTAAATAATTTTGTGCTTCTTTTAATGTTTTAAATCCGTCTGTTATCTTCATTTTTCCATAACCCATATTATTTGTGTAAACACAATATTCATAAGTGTATTTTTTCATTTTGTTTTCTTTCTACCCTTAACACTGGGTGCCGTGTATTTGTTGAGCTTTAATCACTCAAGCAAGCATACAAATATATTTTTTATATACTTATATGCTTAATCAATGATTAAAATGAACCGTTACGATTTAACCATTCAAAATCAATTTCGTTGTAAAAATCGGGTAAATCTTCAAAACCTAGCAAATCAACTATATTTTTATATGTTAGGACTAAATCACAGAAAGTATAACGCCCGGCTTCTTCCCATTTGCAATGGCTTTCCATATCTTCAAATAACCATTTCAAATTATATTCTAAATTCTTTAAATCATATGGTAATATATAATTATTAAGTTTTTGTAATTCTTCCACAAAATCACCATAGAACAGAAAATCTGTTTCGTTGATAGTGTAAGAATAAGAAACCATTTTTTGTATGGCTTCATTTGCTTTCAAAATGTTTGTTTTTGTAATTTGATTAGTCATAGTTTTTTAACTCCTTTAATTAATAATATTTTTTCAGTTTAACATATTAATAAATAATAATATAATATGTCCGTTTTTGGTTATTTGGAATTTTAAGTTTTTAAAGGTACAAAAACTGATTTTTTGTCCGTTTTTTGAAACTCAAAAACAACCAAATGTACCACCATTATAGCACAATGCTATTTATATGTCAATAGTTTTAGTTAAAAAAGTGAAAAAAATTATAAAAAAATTTTAAAAAGTGGATTTTTGAGGCTTGGAGCAAGAAGAAAAATTATTAAAAAAGTGAGGGTTTACTTATATAAATTAGCAATTGATAAAAAATGAAGAAAAAACACAAAAAATACGTACTATATTAACAAGTATAATAATATAACGCGGTCAAAAAATTTATGCACTTTAAACAAGATGTAAAGCAAGTATGAAAGCGTAAAATGAGGCGAAAAAACGGGCTATTTTTAAACGTTTGAGTATGTCGTATATAACTACACTAGAAACGGGGGTTAAATCAAAAAAAGCGTGGTTTTTAAGGTCAGCACCAAACAACCAAAAAAGACAGAAAAAACACCATAAAAAATAGTTTGATTATATAAATATATAGTACATTAAAGCGTTTTAAAATCGTGTGAGTGATTAATTATTAAGGTTTTTAAATTTCAAACGATTACAGAGGGCTTACATCAGATGTATAAAATGCTAAAAAAGTTAGGTTTTAGTTTACTAAATTGACAATTAAACAAGCGCCAAAAAATAACCAAATTTTGAGGTTTATAAAATATACATAATAAAAGTATTTTGATATTAAAAGTATATAGCAATACGATATAACGAGTGCTAAGTAGTTATACATTCAAACTTTACCATTAATTAGTTATAATATATTATTAATTATACATCACTATATACAACCACTTTCTCAGCGTTTGAAATTGGTAAATATATATATTAATCTGTTCACACTCTATAACAACAGTTAACACCATCTGAAAATCATTAAAATATACAAGTAAAACCTAGCAAAAATGGCAATTTAAAAAATGGACAAGACTTACAACCCCCCCGGGGGTATCGGAGGTAGGGTATAGAAAAGGCGAATCTGGGTTAGGCAGTCCTCAGTACTATTTTTTCGTCATTTACCTTTGACCTCTGTCTTATTCCTCCCTTTCTATCACTTTGCTAGTAGGTAAAATTGAGGGAAAAAATGGGGATTTTAAACAGAAAGAAGAGTGAAAAAGGGTCTAACACGTAGGGGAATAAGGGTATTTAAGGTACATAAAGCGAAATGCTTGAATTGATAGATAGTAGAAAAACGCTTAAAATAGGAAGTTTTAGAAATTGCCAAAAAAGGTAAGTAGAACCTAGAAAAAGTGGCAAAAAACTTAGGGAAGAAAAAGGAATTTTAGAGTCTGAGAGAAGATGAGTTGAGTAATTATGCGAAAAATAAATTTCAAGCTCTGTGAGAAAGAGAATTTTTAATGGGGGGTGTTGCGTATAGAAACGTGAAAAACTGAATCCTATATTTTTTGAAGAGGCATTTAGGCTTGACATATAATGGTGCTTATGGTATACTTTTAGTGAAGAAGGAGATACAGTATGAGTGAGAAGATTATAGTGCATTGCCCATTTTGTGATAGAGAACATAGCGTAAGAATGGTGGAGAAAAAGTATAAAGCATACATAGGAGATAGAACAATCAAATATTATGGTGAGGCATACTACTGCAAGAAGAAGAAAAGAACGTTCTCTGATATTAAATTATTTTTTAAAAATGCAAGAAAGCAGAGAGAAAGAGAAGAAGAATATGAAAAACTTTTTAAGAAAGATTAAAGTATACCTTAGACCATTTTTATCGTGGAGATTTTTAGTATGTTACCTAATAGCGTGGAGTTGGCATATACTGTTATACTTAGGGATTGTGCTAGGTTTAGTGTTTAATATTACTTGGTTATACAGTTTCTGCATAGGCTTTTACGGACTACTATGGACACCATTTTGCAACGAGAATTTCTTTCAAATACCAATAGCAATATGGCTTAATATCAAGTTATTTAAGAACGATAAAAAGACGGCAGAGCATTTAGATAGGCTTATGGAAGAAGCAAGAAGAGATAAAGAGACAATAAAAAGAAAGTTCAAGAGCATATTTAAAGGCAAGAAAAAGAAAGTATGATATAATATAAATACGCCTAGTTGATATACGTAAGTAAAAAAACAATATTTCTCATTTTTTCAATCAACAAACTAAAACAATAATTTCTTTGAATAACATTCCTACAATATCAACTACAAAGGTCAAAAGAGGGGTAAAACCCTTTTTTTTATTGCTAATGAATTGCGATATATTAAATAGTATGATATAATATAGGTGTCTAAGGATTAATTCGGGCATATTAACTTTAGATATCACATCTTTCATAATTTATTTTCTCATTATTTAGTACGACTTTATTTGATTTCATTTTTGTGCAATTATGTAAGAAGGACCTTTTGGCGAGGGTCTTTTTTACATTTTAAAGCATATAGTTTGATAATAGTTAGTAAATAGTGTATAATAGTAGTGTAAGATGAAAGAACGTTAAGAACTTTATTATTCACTTCTTATTTACATATATTAGATTGCAATGTGTTGCTTTTTGTTAGTCCCCTCTTGATTCTTTTATCTTGCAAAATTTCAATGAACATTCCACATATATATGAGAGAGCCAGTGTAAAAGCTGGTTTTTTCATTTTTTTAAAAAAAGTAAAGTAAATCCTTGACAAAGTAAAGAAAAGGTGTTATACTAGGGGCAAAGGAGTAAGTTTATGATACCAATTTATATAAAGAAGAAGACTATTGAAGCAATACATCAAGGTAAATTCTTACTAAGAAAAAGAGAATTTGATAGAGATGTAGATGATTTTTTAATGTATAAAATGGCTAAAATAAATGGTTACTTAGAGTATGCAGAAGAAAAAATTTTCGGATTTAAGAAAGGAGATAAGGTTTTAATGAGTGTTTCAGAAAATAAAGAAGTAGATTATAGCGATATTTTAGATACTTTAAATGCTAAAGAACAAGTATTCTTCATATTATATAATTCAATTAATTATGTTGACAAAGATTTTATGCTATCTCCTTATCTAAATATGGATTTAAGCTATATGTTAGCGTTTATACCTAATGAAGATTATCCTAAATATGGTAGATTTATTACTAAAGCAGAACGCAAGCAATTTGAAGAAGATTTCGGGTATGACAAAACATTTGTTAAAGGTGGAACTAGCCTAGGTTTATTTGAATTTCACGACGCACAATCATTCTTTAAAATACATAGAAAAGCGTTAAGTGTTATTAATGGAGATAAAATAAAAAACGCTAATAATAAATTAGTTAAATACTTTATCGGTGAAGATGAAGAAATTAGACAAATGATAGTTAAAACAACAATTGATACTATGCAAAATACTAAAAACGAAGAAACAAGACTTAAAGCAAGTAAAATACTTGGTGAATGGTTCGGTCTTAGTGAAAGACAATCTGACACTACAATTAATGTTATTTTAGATAGTATTAAAGTTGCAGACTCAGTAAATTCTAGTGAAAAGTTGGAGTTTGAAGATTAATAATGGCAAAAAATTCAAAGATATACGACTTTACACCAGAAAGACAAGAAATATATAAAGCCTTAATAGATAAAGGAATAGGCTGGAATATCAACTATGCTTATGGAACGTTTGACTTACCATTAGATAGAAGAGATAAACAGTTCTTAAATCCTAAAGCAAAGCAACTATTTAAAGATATAACTGGAGATTCAGTACAACATATCACAGTTGAAGGTGGTAAGCGTGGTGGTAAGGACGTATATGCACTATATGCTTGGGCAGTATACCTTATGAATTGTCCTAATAAATTGCATTTAGCGACTGGGCAAACAATAAACCACGCTATACAAACTATCTTAGAAGCCGATGGATTTGGCATAAAATACTTATTACCACACGGTGAAAAGAAAAAAGTAGATGATAGAACAATATTTACATTTATAGATTTCTATGGATTAGTAAAAGAGATACATTTCTTTGCTGGTGGTGAAGTAAACGATAGAGAAAAGTTTAGAGGATTCAGTTACGGTAGTCATTATGCAAACGAAGCAATAGCACAACATATAAATACAATAACTGAAGGTGCTTCTCGTACAAACGCTAGTAAGCAAAGAAAAATAATTCATACACAAAACCCTAAGGCTGGTGAATATGAATATTATACAACATATGAAAAACCACTTATAGCAGACGATTATCAAGTTACAGATATAATAGAAAAAAGAGGATATTATGCAGACTTGTATAAGAAAAACTTAGGTGAAAAGGCAAGAGAAAACAAGAATGTATATAACAAATTGCTAGCAACGTTTTTAAAGAAGTTTAACTTTAAAGATGAAAAAGAACTAGAAGCAAATGATAAAGTGCGTAGAACATTTCTTATTAAATTAAGAGAAGGATATGCAGAAGTAAAAAAACGATACAATGAAAAGTACCGACTTGATTATTGTTGTTTTAAAGAATACTTAGAAAATCCAAACAATGTTAAGAATGGATTAAACTTTAGATATTTCCATTTTACTCACGACGACAATCTTGCTATGTCTGATATAGATAGAGAAAAGATAGAAAACTCATACGATAAGACATCAGTAGTATTTAAAAGAGATATTCGTGGAGTAAGAGCAAGTAGTGATAATGCAGTATGGGATACATTAACTGATAAAAATATAATAAGAGAAGAAATACCAGAAACATCATCTTATTGTAGATTTTTAGTAGTTGACTATGGTATGAAGAACGCATTTGTATGTATTGACTGTGATGTTGAATACGACTTTACTTGTAATATATGGAAAGAATATAGATTTGATGGTAAAAAGCAAGAACTACAAGGTGGAAATTATATACCACCTACAAATAGTTTTTATGCTGATAAGATAATAGAAATGATTAAATCAAGAAACAAAGGTGAATATGTCGCAGTAATTATTGACCCTAGTGCAACTGGTTTAATTAACGAATTAATAATTAAAGGAGTAGCATATAAAAAGGCTAAAAATGATGTAGGAAAACGTAGAAAAGAAGTAAAACCAGACAAAAAGTTAGATAAGAGTTTAACTGGTATATGGTTAGTAAGAGATGGTTTTGCTAAAAACAAAATACGAATACATTATAGTTGTAGAAACGGACTTAATGAATGTTACTCATACTGTTTAGATGATAAAAAACTTGCAGTTGGAATAGAAGAACCATTAAAAGTTAATGACCACTTCCCAGACTGTGTAAGATATTTAATAAATACAGTAGTAAAAACTCAAAAGAAATGGAGTGTTTAATATGGCTAAAGAGAAAATGGCAAGTAAAGAACAAATACAAGAACTGAGAACTTTATATAATAACGTGTTTGATAGTTATAGTAATTACGCTTTATCTCAAGGTGCTGGTACTACTGACTTTTTAAATGCAACCCAATATTTAGCTAACAATAGAAAAACTTGGGATATAAATACTATAATGCAAGTTGAAAGAGAAGAACCATTATTTAGGAAAATACTAAATTATAGAGCTTCAAATGCATTAAATGGTATAGATATAAATTCAAAAGGAATGACAAGCGAAGAAATAAAATATATTAAAAAACAGATAAAGAAATTGTATGTTCCTTTATATCAATTAATATATCAAGGTGAAGCATTTGGTGGTGGTGCTAGTTTAATTTGCATAAAAGGTCAAATGAGTGAAAAAGAACTTATGAAACCTTTAGATATAAATACTATTCAAGCAGATTACTTTTTAGGTCTTAAAACTTTAGAAAGATGGTTTGGAGTATATCCTAGTGGAGACTTAGTAGAAAGTATTGGAGACAATGGTATTTATGACCCTAACTTATTAGGCGAACCACTATATTTTAAAGTAAGACTTGGTGGTAAAAAAACAAGACAACTTAAAGTACATAGAAGTAGATTATTAATATATACAACTGGTTCATTACCAGAAATTCAAAAGAAAATTGAACAATACTGGGGTGTAAGTACATTAGAACGTATATGGGAATCTTTAAATAGATACAAGACTTGTATTAGTGCAGTTATTAATATGTTCTTAATTAGTTCACAAAGAGTATTAAAAACAGATGTAGATACTGACTTTGCACAAATGTCAGAACGTGCTTATGAAGCAATGAAAACAAAATTACAAATAATGGCTAAGTCATTGAATTATAGTAATATATTATTCATAGGTAGTGAAGATGAATTTAAGTACGAAAATGTAACTATGTCAAACGTAAGTGAAGTTATTAAATCAATTAGATTAGACTTAACTGCTAGTGCAAATGTTCCGTACTCAGTATTATTTGAAGATGGTGTAAATGATAATCAAACAACTGAAAACGCACACGCATATATAAAACAAATTCAAAATATGTATGTTTATGGCTTTTATGATATGCTTATTAGATGTTTATATAAATCTAAATACGGTAAAGAAGCACCAGACTTTGAAATTCAATTTAATAAAGTTAGAGAAATCGGAGACAAAGAAACTGCTGATGTATTTGGCAAGATGGTAGACGCTTTAGTTGAAGTATATAAATCAAATGGTATGGATAAGAAAACATTTATCAAATCATTAAGTGAAATTATGCAAAACAATAATGATATATTTAATAATTATGATGATAACTTCATTAATAAATTTGGTGATAAGACTTACAACGAAGAACAAATTGAACTTGCTAAAGCATTAAACCAAGGCAAAAACCAAGGTGATGAAGGCAAAGAAATGGCTTCTGAAAACTATGGAGGCGAACACAATGAAAAGAAACCAACTCCCAATGTCAAAATTAAAGAAGGGAGTGAGTAAAGTTGAGGTGATTAACGAATGATATTTGATTCAAAAAAATACAAATTTAAAACTTACATAAGTGATAATATGTATCGTGACCAAAATAACTTTCTAGTTTGCGAAAATTGTATTATGGGTAGAACTGGAGTACAAAGATACGGAGCAAAAGAGTTAGGTTTAAAAGACAAAACTGGCATAATTGAAGTTCATAGACTTGAAAAAGATGTTTTTGACGAAGAAAGTCTACAAAGTTTAGAAGGGCGACCATTTACTCACGAACACGTTTATGAAAAAGGTGGAGTAAATATTAGTAATTATAGTAAATACTCTAAAGGTCAAGTATTCGGCGTATATAGAGAAGGAAATAATATCGTAGGCAATATTAGAGTATGCGACGAACAAACTGCTAAACTTATTGAAGACCATAAAGTAAGGGAATTGAGTTTAGGCTATCAACAAAAATTATGTTATGATGAAGAAAACGATATGTATTCTTTCACTGATATTATCTATAATCATTTAGCATTAGTAAAAAAAGGTAGAGCAGGAAATGCAATGATTTTTGATAGTGAAATGGAGGAAGAAATGGACTTAGAAAACGAAAAAGTAGAAGAAACAACTCAAGAAGTTGTAGAAGAAACACAAATTAATGACACATCAACTACTGAAGAAGTAGTAGAAAATCAACCAAAAGTTGAAGAAAAACAAGAAACTGAAGTTGTAAAAGAGGAAATAATCGTTAAGCAAAACGAGGAAATAGTCGCTACAAATGATTCAGTAGAAGATGTTGTAAATGAAGAAATTACTAAAGAAGGAGAAAAACAAATGGAAGATAAAGTAATTATCAAAGACACTGCATATTTCTTAGAAAAACAAAAAGAAATTGCAAGTTTACCAGATGGTGAAACTAAAAAAATGTTTGCCAAAGCATTAGAAATTGAAATGAAACAATTTATTAATGATAGTGCAGAAAAAAAAGAGCCAGATATTGTTGTGGAAACAGTTGTAAATGATAGTGAAGATGAAGTAGGCTATGATTCACATAGTGATGAAATGCAAGCATTTTATGACAAATTAAACCCACATATTTATCCGAGCGAAAAAGAATACGAACAAGCACTTAGAGAAATCTGTATGACAGAACCTACTTCTAAATATGTTCGTAAATTAAGAGTAAAAAAATAACAAAGGAAAGGAATTATTAAAATGAGCAAATTATTTAAATACTCAAAAGTAAAAGACGTAGTTAATTTTGATGGTATGTTACCTGGTCAAGTTTCTAGAAATGCTTATGGAGAAGATATTAGATATGCTGGTCTTATTAGAAATGTTGATTTAGATGGCGAAGCAATCGAATATGTAGAAAATGGTGAATTAGTTGTATTA